ATGCCTTTAGGTTTCTACCTTTCTCAATGGCTTGCAAATTTCATGCTCCAGGAACTGGATTATGACATTAAATGTAAGCTGAAAATCGCACATCATGTCCGGTATATGGATAATTATACGCTGGCTGATGATAACAAAAAGAAGCTGCACCAGGCTCTGATTTACATTCGGCAGGTGCTTGGAAAGATGAGACTACGCATGAAGAGTGACTGGCAGGTGTTCCGATTTGAATACACCAAGAAAAATGGGAAGAAAACGGGGCGCTGCGTGTCAGCCATGGGCTGGCTGTTTTACCGGTCAAAAGTGCTGATCCGAAAGCACATTTTACTTCATGTAGAGCGCATAGCCCGAAAATTGCACAAAAAGGAAGAAAACGGCCAGCGGTTTCCGCTGGGGCTTTGCCGTGGTTTTGTATCGTTGCTGGGGTGGATCACACATTCAGAAACGTATGACTGGTATTTGATACATATTAAGGAATTGGTAAACGTCCGTAAAATCAAACGGATTATTTCAAAGATGACAAGGGAGGTAAATCGTCATGCAGGAATGGAAAAAGGAACTCTGCAGAGAGCAGCCTGAAACCCTTCAGGAGCTTGGAAAAGGTACTTACATTCAGAGACGCAATATCACTCCGTATGAAAGAAAAGACGGGAACGGAGAAGCTGATAAGGGTTATTCATGTGAGTACAGGATTCTTACAAAAGAAGAATATTTTGCAGCCCTGGAGCAGGAAAACAGCAATAAAAATATGCTGACTTCCATGGCCGCTCAGGCAGATATCTATGAGAAACTTATTGAGACAGAAAAAAATCAGTTAGTCATCATGCAGGCCATTGCAGATCTGTATGAAAAAGAGAATGGAGGCGTGTAATATGTTAGAACTTTATGTGACCTTAGTTAAAGCTGGAATCAGAACCCTTGACAGCGTACCGGCGGCCTTCCGGGAAAAGGTGAAAGCGGCTATTGAAGCGGAAAAACAGGAATGATAGGAAGGGAGAAGAAACATGACTCTGCTTCATATTATAGACACGCTTTGCGATGTGACAACCAAGCAGGCAGATCTCCTCCGGGAGCTGGTGACAGATCTGGAACATATGAACCAGGTTTCCGAAGAAGTAAAGAATTATTATCGGGAGAAGCTGGATTCTATCGATCAGGAAATGAACGTAGCTGAATACGGCTGCCGAGAACTTCCCTATATGGACGAAGCTCACAGAGAAATAATAAGGTAAAAACAGGTGCATCGGATGTTTCCGATGTGCCTTTTTAATTGGAGGAAGATCATGCAAAAAGAGAAGTGGAAAACCATGGATGTGATCCTCGTAATTCTGGCGATATTTTTACTTGTTTTTGTGATTGCGATGATTACTATTTACATAAGAACAGGAGGAATTCCGGATACCTTATGTACCTGCGTGTTTAGCGTATGTGGCGGAGAATGCGGAGTAATGGGCTGGATCAAAACAACGAAAGACAGACACCTTTCCAGACAGTATGAACTGGAGGATAGGGAGACAGACAAAAAAGAAAGCATGGAGGAGACGGAGAATGAGTGATATTTGCTTTGAAGGTTTAAAGATTTTGGTGATGGTGGCGGTACTGGTATTAACCAGATATGTGCTTCCTTGGGTAAAAAGCAAGGCTGATTCCGAGAAGCTGAATCTGGTGGCACAGTGGGCGTATAAAGCGGTTTTAATGGCCCAGCAGACCATGAAAGCCACTGATGGAAAAGAGAAAAAAGCCATCGTTACGCAGTTTTTAAAAGAGCTTCTTCAGGAGAAGAACATCGCACTTTCGGACACGCAGATTGAGATCCTGATTGAAGCCGCAGTAAAACAGATGAAGATTCAGGAAAATGCAGGAATTGTGATTGAAGCAACGGATGATGTGGAGGTGTAGTCAACATGGGAGTAAGAGTTGGAAGCGCAAGAAGTAATGAAAATGGTGGAGTAAATGGTGGCAAGGCGGGCGATCAGACCGGCAGAGAGGTGTCAACGCAGCTCTGGTATCTGCATTCAAAGGGCTGGATTGTTATTAGGGCGAAGGCACCTGCAGTCCGGGAGGCAATCGCTAAAAACATGGAAGCTGCCTGCCAGAATGACAATATCGGTTATTGCCAGGGCCACAGAGGAACGGCAACGGCTGCAGCGAAGCCATATGATTACGATCTTTCCAAGGTAAATACAGCCGTGGAAACAGACTGCTCTGAATTGGTACGTTGCTGTGTGCTTTATGCTGGAATTCATGTGAATAGTTTCAGCACAGCGAATGAGGTGGCAGCACTGAGGCAGACTGGCCAGTTTGATATCCTGGAAAAAGATGAGTATTGCAAAGCTTCAGACTATTTGTTACGAGGAGATATCCTGGTCACAAAGACGAAAGGCCACACTGTGGTTGTTCTGGACAATGGCTCCAAGAGCAGCCAGAATAAAAAAGTTGAAGCAGCTCAGAAAAAGGATGTATCTATCAGTGGAACCTATAAAACCACGGCAGATCTGAATTTGAGAGCGGGAGCCGGTACAACAAAAGATATTCTGGTTACAATTCCGAAGGGAGCAGCGGTCTCCTGTTATGGATATTACAGCCTGTACAACGGAAAGCCATGGTATTATGTAAAGACTACTGTGAAGGGAGTAGCTTACACGGGCTTCTGTAGCAGTGCGTATTTAAAACGTTAGATAAATGAAGGCTCTGGGAGTACGAGCTCCCGGAGCATCCTGATTTCATGCCCCTTAAAATTGAAATCAGGAGGACATAATGAATAGTTTTATTGCATGGATCGGTGGAAAGAAATTACTGAGAAAAGAGATTGTAAAAAGGTTTCCAGAAGAAGGCTTTACACGGTATGTGGAGGTTTTTGGTGGAGCTGGATGGGTTCTTTTTGAAAAAGAGCAGGGAAAAGAACTGGAGGTATTCAACGACCGCGACAGCAACTTGATAAACTTATATCGGTGCATCAAGTATCATTGCGGAGAACTGCAGAGAGAGCTGGAATGGCTGACTATATCGCGGGAACAGTTCTTTGACAGCAAGAGCCAGCTTGACAGTCAGGGACTTACGGATATCCAGAGAGCGGCGCGGTTCTTTCATATTATAAAGGTGAGCTTTGGTTCAGATCGCAGAACCTTCGGAACGAATAAGAAGAACCTTGCTAATGCTATCGAGTACCTTCCCCTCATTCAAAAGAGGCTTCAGGGTGTTGTAATCGAGAACAAGGACTTTGAAAACCTGATTCGGGTTTATGATAGACCAGGGGCACTCTTTTATCTTGATCCGCCTTATCATGGGACGGAAAAATATTATGAGGGAAGCTTCACCGAAGCGGATCATGAGCGTTTAAAAGCCGTTTTAAGCAGTATCAAAGGCCGTTTTATTTTATCTTATAATGATGATGCTTACGTCAGAGAACTGTATAAGGGTTACAATATCGAAGAAATAAGCCGGAATAACAGCCTGGCGGGTAAGACGAAGACTTCGGAATTCAAGGAACTGATAATCAGGAATTACGAAAAATAACGTATTTCGTTATAATATAACAAAATGACTTTTAAAGAGTGCCCTCGTGCTAGAATAACCAGCAAAGGGGCATGGATATCATGATTAAAATTCATTTATCACGGCTTCTTGGAGAAAAAAGGTGGACGCAGAAAGATCTTGCAGAAGCCACTGGAATCCGGCCAAGTACAATCAACGAATGGTATCACGAATTCGTAACCCGTATAAACCTGGATCACGTTGACAAGATTTGTGAAGTATTAGAGTGCGATATTTCAGATCTAATTGAATATGTACCGAATCAGCACAAAATCACGGGAAAAGATCTGATTGTTGAAGAGCATGGAAACCGAAAGCCGAAGAAAAAGCAGTAGGAAAAGGACGTTTTAGAGGGTATTTTACAGCCCTTTAAAACGTCCTTTTTCTGTTTTTAAAATAGGTTTTTGCAAATGACGCGAAAATATTTTGCATTTTGCGCGAAAAGCTACATCCGTGGAGATTATGATCGGTTGATGGAGAAAGTAGAAGAAATGGATGAAGTTGTAATGGCAGAGATTCAGAAAA